GCGCCGAAAAATTGATCCAGTTCTCGCCCACCTTTTCGCGGATGACGACCGAGCTTTTCAATCCGCTCCTGCGCCGGGTCTTTGCGATTCTCGCCCGCCAAGGGAAATTCCCGCCACCGCCGCAGGAACTCGCGATGAGCGGGTTCATTCCCGAACCCGATGTGTCCTACAACAGCCGGATCGCGCTCGCGGTGAAGCAACTTGAAAACATGGCGTTCATCCGCTCCAGCGAGATGCTCCTGCCTTACGCGAACATCAAGCCCGAGATGCTCGACAACTTCGACTTCGACGAGATCACCCGCGACATGGCCCGCAACGACGGATTGCCCGCCCGCTGGCTCATGGACGAAGAAATGGTCGCGCAAATGCGAGCCGACCGGGCGCAGGCCGCGCAGGCCCAAATGCAGGCCGAGCAACTGGAGCGCACCGCCAGCGCCCTCGGCAAAGCCGGGGCCGTGAAGCAGGATTCCGTTCTCGCGGGAATGCTCCCCGGAATGGCAGCGGCATGATGGCACCCATCGACAAGGCCGAGGCGCTCAAACGCGAACGCGAGCGTCAGAAAACCATCAGCGCGTATCAGCGGATTTTCAGCAGCAAGGACGGCCAAACGGTCATTGCGGACATGAAGCACCAGTTCGCCACCGAGTCCCAAGTTTTCCTCCCCGGCTACGACTACAACCCCGTGGTCGCTGCGCTCCGCGACGGTCAGCGCGGAGTTATTCTCCACATCGAAGCGATGCTCCGCAGGCCGGTGATCGCCGACGGCAACATCGAGGAACCCAAACGCAAAATCAAAAAATGAGCAAAACCAAAACCATCCCGCCGCAACCCGAGATCGATCCAATGCTCGGCGACAAAACCCACGCCTATGTGGAGTGGCTTCGCGACTACCACCCCGAGCAATTCAAGGCGCAATACGCGACCCGCACAACCCACCTCGGCTTCGTCACCGAGGACGGAACCATCGTCAACTCGCCGGTCGAATAACGCTGTTTTGACTGATACCATTTATGGAAGAAACCATCGACACCTCCTCCGAGCAGTCCCTGCTCGACACGGGAGCCGATAGCACCAACGCCGACTCGTCGGCATCGTCGCAGCCCGCTGCGGAAACCAACACGCAACCCTCGACCGGTTATGTCAACCCGGACGGCACCTTCGCGGACAAGTGGCTCGATGCCCTGCCCGAGGACGCCAAGGACTACAAGGACACGCTCGCCAAATACAAAAGCGTTCCCGACATGGCCAAGGCGCTCGCGAACGCGAATGCGCTCATCGGAAAAAAACTCGGAGTCCCCAGCGAGAAATCCTCGCCCGAAGAGGTCGCCGCTTTCCGCAAGGCGCTCGGCGTTCCCGACACGCTCGACGACTACAAATTCGCACCGGACGCGCTGCCGGAAGGCATGACATGGAACGACGATTTCGCGAAGCCATTTGCCGAGATCGCGCACAAGCACAATGTGCCACCAGGCGCGATGAAGGCGCTCGCCAACCAGTTCGCGCATTACGAGAAGGTCAAGCTAGAGGCGCTGCAATCCACCTTTGAAAAGCAACGCACCGATGCGGTCGGCACACTTCAAAAGGAATGGGGAAATGAATTCGACAAGAACATCGGACTTGCAAAGCAGGCCGCAAAGATGGCCGGGGTTAACGCGAACTCGCACGGGTTCAGCGATCCCGAAGTCGTGCGCGGATTCGTTCGCATGGCGCAGATGATGAGCGAGGACAAGATGGGTCGTGGAATGCAAAGCGCCGAGATGATGACCGGCCAAGCCCGCGCCATGGACATCATGCGGAATGCCGAAAACCCGTGGCACAAACGCTACCAAGAAGGCGACAGCGAGGCCGTGTCGCTGGTCAACAGCCTCCTCAAAAACGGGTGACAATTTGCGAGGTAGTGAAAAGGCATCACACCAGTTTCATAATCTGGAATTCCAAGTTCAATTCTTGGCCTCGCTAAAATTTTTTGACTGATACCGCCGGGTGCGGTAAAACACCCACCGTCAGAGCAGACACCTCCTCGTTGAGCCTGCTCCCTCAAAACCCGCAAGCGAAAGACCCCACACGGGACACTCGGAAGCGAAGGGAGCAACCAAACATCAGTTTCGACTGATACCAACTCAACCCAATCAACCAAGGAGGCCCAAATGGCTAACAATGTTCTGACAGCAATTCCCAACCACTTCACAACTCAGTTCGACGCGAACTGGAAACACCTCGTGCAACAAAAGAACTCGCGCCTTCGCGAGTATGTGACCATCGATTCCATCCAAGGAAAAGAGAAGTCCTACAACCAACTCGATTCCGCATCCATGGTGGCTATCGCGGATCGCTCCGTGACCACACGCATCAGCGACCAGACGATGTCCAAACGCTGGGTTCGCACCACGGAATACGACACCGCCAAACTCGTCGATGAATGGGACGAGGCCAAGCTCGGCGAAGTCGTCCTTCCGACTAGCCCGATTGTTCAAGCCCACGGCGCGGCCTACGCCCGCACCTGCGACTCGATCATCATCTCGGCGATGCAGGGTGACTCGTTCACCGGCACGACCGGCACAACCGCAGTTCCATTGCCTGCTGGCCAAAAAGTCGGCGTGCAGTATGTGGAAACCGGCACCGCCGCCAACAGCGGTCTCACCATCGCGAAACTCCGCCGCGCCAAATTCATCCTCGACGCCAATGAGGTGGACGAGGAGGAGGAGCGCATCATCGTGGTTTCGGCCAAACAGCTTCAAGACCTGCTCCGCACGGTCGAAGTGACATCCGCCGACTACAACACGGTTCGCGCCCTTGCAGACGGTGCGATCAACAGCTTCATGGGTTTCAAATTCCGCCGCACCCAACTTCTGCCGATCACCACAACGGTTCGCTCCTGCTACGCCTATGTGAAGTCGGGAGTCGTTCTCGCGGAGCGCGGACTCAAGACCTACATGGATGTCCGTCCCGATCTCTCGCATTCGCTCCAAATCCGCTCGGTCGCCTCTCTCGGGGCCGTTCGCATGGAAGAGAAGAAGGTCGTCGAGATCAACTGCGACGAAGCCTAACCCGCAAACCCGCTGGCAGACCGGGAAATGTCTGCCGCCCTTTTTTTTCTGTGATCTGACCGCGCCTCAATGACAGACATCCAAATCTGCAACCTCGCTCTCGCCCGACTCGGTGATTCCCGCATCGCCGCGCTCTCGGACGCGACCGCACAGGCGCAATACTGCTCACTCTTCTACGCGCAGACTTTGGAGGAACTCCAGACGGAGTTCGATTGGCAGTTCTGCCGCAAACTCGCTTCGCTGACCGCCGATCCCACGCCACCGGCTTTTGGCTACGCTCGCCGGTTTGCCGTTCCCGCCGACTTCCTCCGGCTGATCCGGCTCAACGGGATCGACGAGGACGAGAACTTTTCCAAGTGGGAGATTGTGGATGGGTTTATCCACACCGATCTCGCCGCGCCCGCGCAGATCGAATACATCGCCCATGTCACCGACGCCGCCAAATTCCCGGCGGTCTTTGTCGAAATCTTTTCCGCGAAGCTCGCGGTCAACCTCGCGCTCCCTCTCACCGCCAGCAAAGACCTCTTTGCCCAGATGGCGGAAATCTTTTCCTCCAACATCCAGCGCCCGGCGGTCAAATCGCTGATCCTTGCCACCGCCAAGGATCGCCCCTCCGCCACGCTCACCGAGGATGAACTCTGCCGCCAAGCGATCCTCCGGGTTGGCACCGCCGAGCAGTTTGGGCCTAGCTCGCAGGCGATGCTGCTCGCCAAATCCCTTTACCCGCAGGTTCGCGATGCGTTGCTGCTGACCGGATCGTGGACATGGGCGATGAAGTCCACCACCGTCGCAGAAACCCTCCCACGCCCGGAATACAAGTGGGCTTACCGCTACGCGATCCCGTCCGATTGCCTGCGCGTATTTCGGGTCAACGATTGGGATTCCGCTGCCGCCGACTCGGCGTGGGAAGTGGCGGGCAATTTTGTCCTCACCAATGCGGATTCCGGCGCTCCCGATTGGGTGGCCGGTCGCGCCTACGAGGTCGGCAATGTCGTCACCAGCGCCTCGGCGGTTTACATTTGCCGGGTCGCCAACACGACCAAGGAACCCGGCGTCACTTCCGGGTGGACAACCGATTGGGATGTCTGGCTCGGCAGCGCCATCACGCTGGAATACATCCGCAAGACGACCGATGTCACCCTCTTCGACTCGCTGTTCATCGACCTCCTCACGGCAAACCTCGCCGCCAAGCTCGCCGTTCCGCTGACCGGCGATGCGAACAAGGCCGCGCTTTTTTCTAAAGAGGTCGAGGTCTTGGGCAAAAATCCCGCGATGCGCCGGGACAGCACCGAGCGCAAGGGGAAAATCAAACCGGCTTGGACATCGAGCAAGCTCGTTTCCTCACGCTCCGGCGGCGACGGGATCGACCAAGCGAAAGCTACCGCAGGCGGGCCGGGTGGGGGAGTCAGTTATCCCTCGCTGCTCGTTACCGTGGGATCGGTCACCAACCTCCCGACCGGCGCAACCCCGACCGTTTCCAACACCGGCACCGGCAATACCGCCGTTCTCAATTTCGGCCTGCCCCAAGGCCCAGCCGGAACGGTCAATGTCGGCACGACCACCACCGGAGCCGAAGGAACCAACGCCTCGGTCGCCGCCACCGGAACCCCGGAGAACCGGGTTCTTTCATTCACCATCCCTCGCGGAAACAAGGGCGATGCCGCCACCGTGGCCGTGGGATCGGTTTCAACCGGCAACCCCGGAACCAATGCCTCGGTCACCAATGCCGGAACCACCGCTGCCGCCGTTCTGAATTTTGCAATCCCTCGCGGCGATGTAGGCGCGACCGGCCCCGCCAACTCGCTTTCCATCGGAACCGTCACCGCAGGCCCAACGGCAGCGGCTACCATCACCGGCACGGCCCCAAACCAAACCCTCAATCTCACCCTCCAGCAGTCCGCCCTACTTTCCAGCGCCAAGACCCGCCTCACGGGCAATGGCACACTCAAAACTTTCACGGTCACCGGCCTCAAATCCTCCGATCCCAATCATGTCATTGTCGCCATCAACGGCGTCGTGCAGGAACCGACAACCGACTACACGGTAAGCCAAGGCGCTGGCACCATCACCTTCGCCACGGCGATCCCCAACAACGCCAAAATCGTCGTGGTCGCGCTCGGCCTTTACTCGCCCACCACCCAGCGGAACCCGGACGCCTACATCCACGCCTTCGCCCTCAACACCGCCGGGACATTTTCCTACTACGGACTGCTTCTAAATACCGACATCCCCACCAGCGGATCGCCCGCCGCCGTGGCCAAATGGTCGATCACCCGCTCGGCTCTCACCGCCAACGGAACCATCACATCCACCGCCACCGCAAGCAATGTCGCGTGGACTAACCGGGAGACCGCCACCTACGCATGACGACGATCACCGAGACAAATATCACGCAGCAGCTCGATCTCTCGGCATTCCAGATCGTTCTGCCCGAAGAGACGATCCAAATCGTCGAATATCCCACCGCCGCAGATTTTCCAGCCGTTGGCAAAGTGGCGCGTTTGTATATCTCGCTGGATTCGGGGCTTCCGTATCGTTGGAACGGAACCGCCTACACCCCCGCCGCCGATCTCCCCGTCACCTATTCCGACACCCCACCCGCTCACCCTTACCAAGGCCAGCGGTGGACTACCCCTTTTGACCTCACAACCTACGAATGGTTCGCAGGAAGTTGGGTCGAAAAACCCAACAACTAAACACCACCTAATATCATGGCAGCTATCTCATTCCCGTCCTCACCGACTAACAACCAAGTCCACACCGTTGGAAGCCGCAGCTGGCAATACAACGGCACAGCATGGAAACTCGTTCCCCGCACAACCGATGCGGTCGTCGAGGGCAGTTCCAACCTCTACTACACCAACGCCCGCGTCGCCGCCGCCCCAGCCGTCACCGGCTTGGAAAGCCGCGCCACCGCGATTGAATCGGACATCACCGCGATCGAGTCGGCAGCGACCACGCTTTCCGGCAGGGTGACCACTGCAGAAGGCGGTCTTTCCTCGGAAATCACCCGCGCCACCGCAGCCGAAGCCGCCCTCGGAACTCGCATCGACAATGTGCTTTCCAATGTCACGCCCGGCTCGCTAGATAGCTTGTCGGAAGTAGTTTCTGCCTTCCAATCGGCAGACTCCTCGCTCAACGGAGCCATCACCAGCCTCGCTTCCTCCGCATCAAGCGGTTTGGCGGCAGAGACCTCGGCGCGTGAAGCAGCCGACTCCGCCTTGGATTCGCGTCTGGACACAGCCGAGAGCGACATCAATGCGATTGAATCCGCCGCGACAACTCTTGCTGGCAGAGTGACTACTGCCGAGGGTTCCCTCAGCAGCCACACCGCCGCGACCAACAACCCCCACAGCGTCACCAAAGCCCAAGTCGGCCTCGGCAATGTGGACAACACCTCGGACGCCAACAAACCCGTCAGCAGCGCCACCCAATCCGCCCTCGACGGCAAGCAGATCAAGGATGTCGTCAGCGCCACCGCGCCTTCGCACACCGAGGGTCTCCGCTGGGTCGATTCCAACGACATGACCGAATACCTCTCCTACAACGGAGCCTGGGTCGA